GGTTACTTCAAATCTGCTGACCAACGCAAACACAAGCTACTGAAACAACAATCCCCTGACATAGAGGTTAGGTTCGTTTTTCAGAACGCCCGTGGGCGTGTTCAAGGGAGCCGTTTATCCTGTGCCGAGTGGTGCGAGAAACACGGCTTTCTGTACGCAGAAACCAAAGTTCCTAAAGATTGGATAAAGTAAATGGCAGAACGCAAAGAAACTGACTTTGTGGTTATTCATTGCAGTGCAACTAAGCCCAGCATGGATATCGGAGCAAAGGATATTGACCGATGGCACCGCCAGAAAGGGTGGCGCAAAATCGGATACCATTACGTCATTAAGCGTGATGGAACCATCGAAGAAGGCCGTGACCTTGGCGAAGTCGGCGCACACGCCAGAGGCATCAACAGTAAATCCGTAGGCATCTGTATGGCTGGGGGTATCGCTGATGACGGTAAGTCCGAAGACAACTTCACTGATGAACAGTGGAACGCTCTAGGGCCGCTGGTCAACCAAATGAAGGTAGCGTTTCCCGATGCTGAAGTGTTGGGCCACCGTGACCTTCCTAACGTGGCAAAAGACTGCCCATGTTTTGATGTGAGGGAATGGTGGAAAGAGACGGAAGTGAGTTCATAGCGCACACACCATGCCCTGCCTGTCCATCGTCCGATGGTTTCGCGCTGTACGACGATGGGCATGGCTACTGTTTTTCTTGTGGGCATTACGAAGGAACCAATCAACACACAGAAGAAAGGAGTTCACCCAAAGTGAACACTGAGTTAGTTAACCAAGGCGATAATAGAGCGTTAGCAAAACGCCACATCACTGAAGAGACTACCAAGAGATTTGATTACCAGATTGGTAAGTTCAAGGGTAAGACTGTTCAGATAGCCAACTATAAAAACAACAGCGGCACAACGGTTGCCCAGAAACTACGTTTTCCCAATAAGGACTTTTTGTTCATTGGGGATACGAAAGAAGCTGGCCTTTATGGTCAATGGATGTGGCGCGATGGCGGCAAGAGATTGGTGGTTGTAGAAGGTGAGATAGACTGCCTCTCTGTATCTCAAGTAATCGGCAAGAATTGGCCCGTAGTGTCTGTCCCGACAGGCTCAAAGGGTGCAAAGAAAGCCATGCAAAAGCAACTTGAGTGGCTCTGCAAATTTGAGAGCGTCATATTGATGTTCGACAGTGACGATGCGGGTAAGGAAGCAGCAAAGGAATGTGCTGGTTTGTTCCCTGCGGGTAAAGCTAAGATTGCCATGTTACCCCGAAAAGATGCCAATGAAATGTTGGTTGCTGGGGATACCAAGGAAATCACCAACGCCATGTTCGATGCCAAGCCCTTCAGACCCGATGGGATTGTCAATGGTACTGAGCTTTGGGACGTAGTGACCAGTGAGGACAATACAGTATCCTTCGACTACCCCTATGCTGGCCTTAACGCTAAGACCCTTGGGATGCGAAAGGGTGAGATTGTCACTGTTACCGCTGGTTCTGGAATAGGTAAGTCACAGCTTTGCCGTGAGTTCTCCCACTTCCTTCTGACACAGGGGGAAACCGTGGGTTACATAGCACTTGAAGAGAGCGTCAAGCGTACCTCTTTGGGCCTCATGTCACTAGCCATAAACAAACCCCTTCATCTTGGAACCGTTGAGGTATCACAAGACGAACTGAAGGAAGCCTTTGACAGCACCCTTGGTACAGGAAGGGTCTACCTGTACGACCATTGGGGTTCTACTGACAGCCAAAACCTCATGGATAAGATTAGGTATCTTGCCAGTGGGTGTGAATGTGGGTGGGTGATACTCGACCATATATCAATCGTGGTTTCGGGCATGGAAGGGGGCGACGAAAGACGCCTCATAGACAACACCATGACCAAGTGTCGGGCCTTAGTGGAAGAACTAAAGATTGGCCTCATTCTTGTGAGTCACCTCAAGCGTCCTGAAGGCAAGGGACATGAGGAAGGTGGTCGTACAACATTGGCTCAGTTACGGGGTTCCGCTGGTATCGCACAACTCTCAGATATCGTACTGGGATGTGAACGGGACCAACAGGACCAGGAGACAGGCAACATGACCGTTGTTAGGGTCCTGAAGAACAGATGGACGGGCGAAACGGGCGTAGGATGTTTGTTGGAATACGACAAATACACTGGGCGTATGACAGAGGTTTCTTCGGCAGACTTCGATGATGACGATGCTGTTGTAAAGTTTCCCGCTGCAACTTCCGACTTTTAATTAGTTACTCCCGCGAGAGGACGTATAGATGAGACTTCTGTTTGATATCGAAACAGACGGTTTGTTGGACTCCGTTACAAAGGTCCATTGCCTTGTTGCCAGTGATATAGATACTGGCGATGAATACTATTGGGAACAAAGAGATATCGTTACTGGCATCAGGTTCCTTCAGACAGCCAAGATGCTTGCTGGTCATAACCTTGTTGGCTTTGACCTTCCTGTGTTGACAAAGCTGTATCCCAAAGAAAAGTTAACTGGGTTAACAATTCGGGACACGCTGGTTATGTCACGGCTTATCTGGCCTGACCGTAAGGACAGGGACTTCAAGCTGTTCCGAATGGGCAAGCTGCCCCCGAAGATGATAGGACGCCACAGCCTCAAGGCTTGGGGGTATCGCCTTGGGGAATATAAGGGTGAGTTTGCAGAGGAAACTGATTGGTCAGAGTACAGCCAAGAAATGCTGGACTACTGCCGACAGGACGTAAAGCTAAACGTCAAGCTATTCCACAAGATAGAAGCCCTTGGGTATAGCGAAGATGCCATTCAGCTAGAACACGATATCCATTCAATCCTTATTCAACAGCAGAAAGATGGGTTTCCCTTCGATGAACGAAAGGCACAGGAATTGTTCGTTACTCTGAATGAAAGACGCATGGGTATCGAAGCGGAACTAACCACCAACCAACCCCCTTGGATAGAAGAAATAGAGTTTATCCCAAAGAGGGACAACCGTACTCGCGGTTACGTCAAGGGAGAGCCATTTATTAAGCGCAGAGAAATCCCGTTTAACCCCAGTAGCCGTGAGCATATCAGTCGGTTGCTCATGGAGAAACATGGGTGGGAGCCTTCTGAGTTTACAGACACAGGCATCCCCAAGGTGGACGAAAAAATCCTCAGTGAACTTGAGTACCCAGAGGCTAAACTCCTGAATGAATACCTGATGTTGCAGAAACGCATTGGGCAACTTTCGGACGGAGCGCAAGCATGGATGAAGCTAGTAAAGGACGGGAAAATTCATGGAAGTGTCAATCATATGGGCGCAGTTACGTCACGATGTACGCACCAAAATCCCAACACTAGCCAAATCCCTAGCGTATCGGCTCCATATGGTGTGGAGTGTCGTAGTCTTTTTCACGCACCTGATGGTTTTGTGGTCCTTGGGGCTGATTGTTCTGGTTTGGAACTGCGTTGCTTGGCTCATTTTATGGCCCTTTATGATGACGGTGAGTATGCTGATATCTTGCTTAACGGAGATATCCATACGGCAAACCAACTTGCGGCTGGATTACCCTCACGCGACATGGCTAAGACATTCATTTACGGTTGGCTTTACGGGGCAGGCGACGAGAAAATTGGTAAAATCGTGGGTAAGGGTAGTAAGGAGGGAGCTAGGTTAAAGAAGGAATTTCTAAGCAAAACCCCAGCCTTGGATAAGCTGCGAAATGCGGTCAACAAAGGCGCACTCAGGGGTTATCTCTATGGACTCGACAGGCGCAAGATGCCTGTCAGACACGCACATGCCGCAATGAATACCCTACTGCAAGGATGTGGGGCTGTCATTTGTAAACGCTGGGTTGTTGAGTTCCATAAATTACTAAAAGAGCAAGGCTTTATCCACGGCAAGGACTATTGGCAAGCCGCCTTTGTCCATGACGAGGTACAGGTAATTGTTCGGAAAGAGGTAGGAGATACCATTGGTAAACTCTGTATCGAAGCAATCAAAAAAGCGGGTACGTACTACAATTTCCGTATCCCACTCGACGGGGAATACAAGCTCGGAAAAAACTGGGCTGAAACCCACTAAGGCTAACCGAAAGAAGTTTGACCTAGATTTGGCCTATGGTGAACTTCATGAAACTGAGTTCCTAAACGTCCTGAAGAACAAGAAGGTCGAAGTGAAGACCGAGAGGGACAAGTGGGTTAAAACAGGCAACATTTGCATTGAGTACCAAAGCTACGGGAAACCCAGCGGGATTGATGCTACTGAGGCCGACTATTGGGTTCACAATCTAGCGGTAGGTGACGATGTTTATTGTCGTTTGTTGTTTTCTGTGGACACCCTTCGCAAGATTATTCGGGAACCAAACAAATTCAAGACTGTTTTTGGTGGGGATAACAACGCTTCCCGAATGTATCTAATTAAGCTCTCCAAGCTGTTCACTAAAGAACAACTAGAGATTTATTCTAATCTATCCACTTTGGTAAAGGATGAAGAATGACTGCACTACTTATAGATGGTGATATTGTGGCTTTTAAAGCTGCTACTGTAAGTGAACACCCCGTCCATTGGGGGGATGACCTATGGACACTGCACTCATACACCAGTGAAGCCTATGCTTACGCTGCGGATATGGTGGAACTACTGCACGAAAAGTCGGGCTGCACTAATGCTTGGGTTTTCTTTTCGGGCAAAAATAACTTCCGAAAGAATGTTGACCCAAAGTACAAGGCAAACCGCATAGGCAAGCGTAAGCCCATTTGCCTAGGACCGCTGCGTGAACGAATGGAAGAAACAATGCGGTGTGTTTCCTTCGATGGTCTTGAGGCTGATGACCTACTGGGTATCTATGGAAGCGCACTCCCACACAAAACTGTAATCTGGTCCATTGATAAAGACCTTCGGCAAATCGCTGGGTTGCACCTCATAGATGACGAGGTTGTAGAGATATCCCCTGAGACTGCCGACAGGAACTTTTGGATGCAAGTTTTGGTTGGTGATACAGCGGATAACTACAAAGGCTGTGTGGGTGTAGGTCCTGTAAAAGCCGAAAAGATACTCATGAAAAAAGATGGGCTTACCCCATGGGAAAAGGTACTCGCGGCCTACGAAAAAGCTGGGCAGACCTTCGATGATGCCCTGACCAACGCCCGACTAGCTTTCATTCTCAGGAAGAACCAGCGGGACACGCTTTGGGAGCCACCAATCCAATGAAATACGAACATTATAAAAGATTAGAGGATGCAAGAGTGACGGATGAAATGGTCAATAAACCCGCCCACTATAATCAGAGCGAGATTGAGTGCATTGATGCAATCAAAGCGGCTACGGGTAAATCCTACGAAGCCTACCTTCAAGGTACAATCATCAAATACCTATGGCGGTACAATCATAAACACAAAGACAGAGTTGAAGACCTCAAGAAAGCCCAAAACTACCTCTCAAGATTAATCCAAGAGGTAACAACTAATGGCTAAATGGAGTTTTTCGATGATTAACCGTGAAGAGTACGCAAAGGTCCTTGAAGCCAGCAAAGCCCTTGGTTTCAATAACTACCAAAAGAAAGCCCACAGCACAGCGGTATATCCCCCAGAAATGGGCATGGCCTACTGTGTCACTGGGTTATGCGCTGAGTGCGGTGAGGTAGCCGATAAGGTTGCCAAATACTACAGGGGTGACGGTGAGTTAAACCGTGATGGCCTCAAGAAAGAGTTGGGGGATGTTCTGTGGTTTATTGCAGAGCTTTCCACGCACCTAGGATTTGACTTGGATGAAGTGGCCCAAGGCAACCTAGACAAACTAGCAGATAGACAAAAAAGAAAAGCCCTCAAGGGTAATGGAGATAACCGTTAATGGACCAGTATCAGCAATATATCGCACTCAGTAAATATGCCCGTTTTGTTGAGGGGGAAGAACGCAGGGAAACATGGGATGAAAGTGTCGATAGGTACATTGATTTCTTTTCGACCAAGTTCCCACAGGCAACAGAGGCTCTTTCGGAAGCCTCTGGGTATATCAAGTCGCTAGGCGTTGTCCCTTCTATGAGAGCAATAATGACAGCAGGTCCAGCTTTGGAGAGGGACCATATAGCGGGTTATAATTGTTCGTATCTGGCGATTAACGACCAGAGGGCCTTTGATGAAACCTTGTATCTCCTGATGTGTGGTACAGGTGTTGGTTATTCTGTGGAACGTGCAAACACCGAACAACTACCTAGTGTCCCATTGAAACTAAAAGCTGATAACACTGTGATTACTGTGGATGACAGCAAGATTGGATGGGCCGAAGGGTTACGTTCCTTGATAACCAGCTTGTATTCAGGTCGTATTCCTAAATGGGACCTGAGTAAAATTAGACCCTCTGGTTCACGCCTCAAGGTATTTGGCGGTAGGGCCTCTGGTCCTGACCCTTTGCAAAGGTTGTTTACGTTTGTTGTTCGTACCTTTCGGGAAGCTGAAGGACGCCGCCTTAAACCGATAGAATGTCACGATATCCTTTGTGCGATTGCTGGTTCAGTCGTGGTTGGTGGGGTGCGCCGAAGTGCCATGATTAGCCTCTCGGACCTTAACGATGACGAAATGCGTTATTGTAAATCAGGGGAATGGTGGAAGGACAATGTAGACAGGCAGCTATGCAATAATTCTGTGGCCTACCCAAATAAGCCAAAATTAGGAGACTTTTTGCACGAATGGACTGCCTTGTATAAGTCTCAGAGTGGTGAAAGAGGTATCTTCAACAGGCAAGCCGCGAAGTCACAGGCCACTAAGTCAGCCCGTAGGGACCCCAATCATGACTTTGGGACAAATCCTTGCGGGGAGATATTGTTACGAAATATGCAGACATGCAATCTCTCAGAGGTAATCATTAGGGCTGAAGATGACGAAGCCTCATTGACCAAAAAGGTTGAGATAGCGACTTTATTGGGAACACTTCAGTCTGCTTTGACCGACATTCGGTACTTACGTCCTGAGTGGAAGAAAAACATGGAAGAGGAACGTTTGTTGGGTGTTAGTTTTACTGGCATTATGGACAACCCTTTGATGTATAGTATGCCTACAAGTTTTGAAGAGGATAACTTAGGGCAACGCCTTGAGCGCATGAAACAGATTGTTTTGGATACAAACGGGAAATGGGCT